TAATGGCCTACAGGAGTACGTTCGGGAGCAGTGCTTGAGGTAAAAAAAAGCCCCATGGCTGGGGCGACGACAGAATAGATATTTTCTCTTTTTATAATTACTAACGCAGCGTTGACTTGTTTTCCCTGATGCTTCTTCTTGTAAGACATTCCTGTCTGTATGGTCTTCATCCCTGTGACTCACAGACCTTGTTTGTAGGAGCCACTCCACCAACAAGATGGAAATAATCCTGGCCGATATATTCAGCTTAACAAGCGGCAGGCATCTTTTATCGGAATATTCCAGGGATAGTTGTACGGTGGGCGGCCTGCTGTACAGTTAGGCAAGCCGGTATATAGAAGCGTTCTCAAAACATAGTGAAGCACTAAACCCCACAAGGCGCTTTCACAGCAGAGCGCCTGATGATGTTCTCTCCACTCTGCACAACAATACGATTAGCTACGCTGTGAAGCGCCGCGACCCCGGCCCACTGCTCACCTTTGAGCAACCAGACAACTAACAGAACAGGTAAAGCAATGAGCGAAGCTAAGCCGCAGGACGGCACCACCGTTAAAGGTTATCGCACGTTAACCCCGGGCGATATTGAGGTGATGAACCGGATGAAAGATGTGAGTCGTCATTTCCTCAACCTACTGGATACAGCTAAAGAAACAGGCGCAGATCCGCGCTGGGTTGTTATGGCGAAAACGGAAATGCAGAAAGCTTGCATGTTTACGTGTCGCTCTGTAGCCATGCCTGATGACGACTGCTAAGGCATTACAGCAGGCATTCACTGAGTGCCTGTGATAATGGCATAGCAAGCGGAGGTGACATGCTCTATCACATCTGGAATGGATTACTTCTTCTTATTTGCATCGGCCTCCCGATTATTTTAATTGCCGCCTCAAATGGTGCGCGGCCTACATTCATGTCTTGTCAGGAAATGAGAAGGCGATACGGAACCCCAAAAAAGAAATAACAGGCCGCTATTCAGCGGTTTTTTATTGCGCCTCGCACGCGCACCGAGGAGAGTCTTTCAGTTGTGAGCCACCGGCATTCGCTGGTGGCTTTTTTATTGGAGCTACCACTATGCCATCCGCTATCCCTCGAGCTTGCCGCAAGCGCGGATGCCCCGGTACTACTACAGACCGTTCGGGTTACTGCGAGGCTCACCGTAATGAAGGCTGGCAGCAGCACCAGCGAGGGCTGAGCCGCCACCAGCGCGGCTACGGCAGTAAGTGGGATATCATCCGCGCCCGCATCCTTAAACGTGACAGGCACATCTGCCAGGAGTGTCTGCGCAACGGCAGGCCAGTCCCTGCCACTACCGTTGATCACATCAAACCCAAAGCACACGGCGGCACCGATGAAGATAGCAATCTGAGATCGTTATGTTGGAATTGTCATAAACGCAAGACCGCAACGGAGAGAATTAAATGAAGCATAAGCGCGCTCAACTCGCTCATATTTATCGCGGCATTGGATTCATCGGATATGGCATCGCCGTTGATGGCGAACTGCTGAGCCAACAGGTGAGCACCACCATCGACACCGATGCAGCAAGCCGACCGGCAATCACTGTCGTCTTCAACCTTGATGCGGAAATGAACGAGAACCCGGTGCGAATCGATTTGAATGAGAATGCTTCTCAATAAGTTATTCAGATGAGATAAATTATCATTTGCGGGGGGAGGGCGGGGAAAAAGTTCAGGGTTTTGAGTCTAAAGGACCGCCGCCTAACCCTTTTTCACACCGCCGCAGGTTAGAAAACTTTTTTATGGGGTCCCCCACTCGATGATTAATAGGAGTTTTCGATTTTGTCCGGACCACCGAAAACCCCGACCCATCTGCGTTTGGTGAGGGGTAACCCATCAAAACGCCCGATCAATAAAGACGAGCCACAACCCCCTGCAGGGGTACCCCCAACTCCAAAGCATTTCGACAAACAGGCGAAGTACTGGTTTAAGCGAATGGCCGAAGAACTGGATGCCGTTGGCGTCATTTCGCAACTGGACGCCCGCGCGCTCGAATTGCTGGTTGAGGCTTATACCGAGTACCGCCACCACTGCGATACGCTGGACATCGAGGGCTATACATACCGCACTGAAACGCAGACGGGGGATGTACTGATTAAGGCGCATCCGGCAGCGATGATGAAGGCAGATGCCTGGAAGCGGCTGCGTGCCATGCTGGCAGAATTTGGGATGACGCCAGCCAGCCGGTCGAAGGTCAGCGCCAGAACGCCGGACGCGGTTGATCCGCTGGCTGAGTTCATGAAAGCGAGGGATTAATGGCTAAGGTTGCCGATGGTATCCGCTACGCCGAGCGCGTCGTGGCGGGGGAGATTATTGCCTGTGAATACGTCCGGCTGGCCTGCCAGCGTTTTCTGGACGATCTGCAAAACGGCGAGGCGCGGGGTATTTTTTTCAGCGAGCCCCGCGCCCAGCACATCCTGAATTTTTATAAGTTCATTCCACATGTGAAAGGCGCTCAGGCCGGGCAGCCGATCGCCCTGATGGACTGGCATGTTTTCATCCTTATCAATATTTACGGTTTCGTTATTCCGCTGGTGGATGAGGAGACCCACAAGGTGGTGCTGCGAAATGATGGCAGCGGCCGCCCGGTAATGGTGCGGCGGTTCCGTACCGCTTACAACGAGGTGGCGCGTAAGAACGCCAAATCCACACTTTCTTCCGGGGTTGGCCTGTACATGACGGGCGCGGATGGCGAGGGTGGGGCCGAGGTCTACTCTGCGGCCACAACCCGCGACCAGGCGCGCATCGTTTTCGAAGATGCCAAAAATATGGTGAAAAAAGCGAAATCGACGCTTGGGCGCCTGTTCGAGTTCAACAAACTGGCTATCTATCAGGAACAAAGTGCCTCTAAATTTGAGCCGCTTTCCAGTGACGCAAATAACCTGGACGGCCTGAATATTCACTGCGGCATTGTTGACGAGCTGCACGCTCATAAAACCCGTGACGTATGGGACGTTCTGGAGACGGCGACCGGCGCACGACTGCAGTCCCTGCTGTTTGGTATTACCACCGCGGGTTTTAACAAAGAAGGCATCTGCTACGAGCTGCGCGATTACGCCATCAAGGTGCTGCGCGGTTTCAACAGTGAAGTGGAGGGGGCGGTCAAAGACGACACCTTCTTCGCCATCATCTACACCCTGGACGACGGCGACGACCCGTTCGACGAAACGGTATGGCAGAAGGCTAACCCCGGACTTGGTATCTGTAAGCGCTGGGATGATCTGCGCCGCCTGGCGAAGAAAGCAAAAGAGCAGGTGTCCGCCCGGGTTAACTTTTTCACCAAGCATATGAATATCTGGGTGACCGCCGAGTCTTCCTGGATGGACATGCTGAAGTGGGATAAATGCGAATTTATCGCGCCGGCGCATGAGCTGAAAACCTACCCGCTGTGGGTCGGCGTCGACCTGGCGAACAAAATCGACATTTGCGCCGCCGTAAAAGCCTGGCGATCCCCTGATGGTCACGTTCACGCCGACTTTAAGTTCTGGTTGCCCGAAGGACGACTGGACAAATGCTCGCGGCAGATGGCTGAGCTTTACCGTAAGTGGGCAGAGCTGGGCAAACTCATCCTCACTGATGGTGATGTGATCGACCATGCCCAGATTAAAGAAGAACTGCAGGAGTGGGTGACCGGCGAGAGCCTCAAAGAGATTGGCTTCGATCCATGGAGCGCCACCCAGTTCAGCCTTGCGCTTGCTGAAGAGGGCTTACCCCTGGTTGAAGTGCCGCAGACGGTGCGCAATTTCTCCGAGGCCATGAAAGAGGTTGAGGCGCTGGTTTTCGGCGGCCGGTTCCACCACAGCAATCACCCCGTGATGAACTGGATGATGTCGAACGTCACGGTGAAGCCGGATCGTAACGACAACATCTTTCCCAACAAATCGACACCCGAGGCCAAGATTGATGGTCCGGCTGCGCTGTTCACCGCGATGAGTCGCCTGCTCGTTAACGGTGGCAATGACCAGCAGGACCTGAGCGGCTTCTTTGATAATCCCATCATGGTAGGTTTCTGATGAAGAAAAATAAGCAGCCGGGCAGGGTGAAAAGCGCTCTGCTTAACTGGCTGGGCGTCCCCATCAGCCTGACCAACGGGACGTTCTGGCAGGAATGGTACGGTACGAGCAGCAGCGGGAAGGTGGTCACCGCGGATAAGGCTATCCAGCTGTCAGCGGTCTGGGCCTGCGTCCGGCTGCTGAGCGAGTCAATATCAACGCTACCGCTGAAGATTTACGAGCGGCAGCCTGACGGCTCGCGCAGACTGGCCCAACAGAATCAGGTTTACCAGGTACTGTGTCGCCGGCCGAATCTGGAGATGACACCATCGCGGTTTATGCTGATGCTGGTGGCGAGTATCTGTCTTCGCGGAAACGCCTTCGTGGAGAAGTTGTTTATCGGCAACAAACTGGTCTCGCTGGTGCCGTTGCTTCCCCAGAACATGGTAGTAAAACGCCTCGATACCGGCCGGCTTGAGTACACCTACACCGAGAACGGTACTGCGCGTGTCATTGCGGAAAGAAACCTGATGCACATTCGCGGCTTCGGTCTTGACGGGGTCTGCGGCATGATGCCGCTGAGTTCCGGGCGCGATGTGATCGGTGCCGCAATGGCGGTCGAAGAGTCGGCTGCCAAAATATTTGAGAACGGTCTGCAGAGCTCGGGTTTTCTCTCAGCAGAAATGCCGCTGGATAAAGATCAACGCGAACGGCTGCGCAGCTACATGGCACAGTTCACCAGTTCAAAGAATGCCGGGAAAATCATGGTGCTTGAAGGCGGTCTGAAATATCAGAACGTCACGATGAATCCAGAAGCAGCTCAGATGCTGGAGACGCGCTCTTTTGGCATTGAGGAAATCTGCCGCTGGTTCCGCGTGCCGCCGTTTATGGTCGGGCATACCTCTAAGCAGAGCAGCTGGGCATCAAGCCTGGAGGGAATGAACCTGCAGTTTCTGACCCATACGCTGCGGCCACTGCTGGTCAATATTGAGCAGGAGATTTCCCGCTGCCTGCTGAACGGTGAAGAGGACATTTTTGCCGAGTTTTCTGTTGAGGGGCTGCTGCGTGCCGACAGCGCAGGGCGCGCCGCCTACTATACCAGCGCGCTGCAGAACGGCTGGATGTCACGCAATGATGTGCGCCGGCTGGAAAATCTGCCTCCCATTGAGGGTGGAGATATTTACACGGTGCAGCTGAACCTGACGCCGCTTGAGGACCTTAAAAAGAACAGCCCGGCAGCGCAGGCTGCCGCGCTTCGTCAGCTTCACAGTCACGTTTTCCCCGATATTCCCTTCGAACAGTCCCCGCTGAAGCAGGCGGCATAGGAGCATCCATGACCATTAAAAGCCTTCCGGCGGCGCCGGAGGGGCGACCTTTTGCGCGCGAAAAACCAGACCTGCCTGCTGCGGCGATGGAACGCTGGAACGGTAGCATCCGTGCGGCGCGCGACGGTGATAACAGTATCTCGATTTTTGACGTGATCGGCGCAGATTACTGGGGCGAGGGCGTGACCGCGAGCCGTATCGCCGGTGCGCTTCGTTCGCTTAATGGCGAAGACGTTACGGTCAACATCAACAGCCCCGGCGGCGACATGTTCGAAGGGCTGGCGATTTACAACCTGCTTCGTGAGTACGACGGCAAAGTCACCGTGAAAGTGCTGGGACTGGCAGCTTCTGCTGCGTCGATTATCGCAATGGCAGGCGATGAAGTGCAGATAGGCCGCGGCGCGTTCCTCATGATCCACAACTGCTGGGTCTATGCGATGGGCAACCGTCACGACCTGGCGCAGATTGCCACTGACATGGCGCCGTTTGATAAAGCCATGAGCGATATTTACCAGGCGCGCAGCGGCCTCGACGCCGCCACCGTCGACAAAATGATGGACGGTGAAACCTATATTGGCGGCAGCGAAGCCGTGGAAAAGGGCTTTGCTGACAGCCTGCTGTCTGCTGATGAAATCGCTGACGATGATGAAAGCCCCGTCGCCGCGCTGCGCAAGCTTGATGCGTTACTGGCGAAAGCAAACACGCCACGGTCTGAACGCCGAAAACTGCTTAAAGCCTTATCGGGCAGCACGCCGGGCGCTGCTGCCACCCCTGACGGTACGCCGAGCGCTGCCACCATCGAAAAAGAAACCATTGACCGTCTGGAAGCCGCCATTAGCGGACTGAAAGCGGCTGCCCAGTAAATACGGAGATGTTATGTCTGAAGTAAACGAGATCCTGAAAAAAGTCAGCGCCAGCATTGAAGAGGCCACCGGCAAATTCAACGCGAAAGCAGAAGAGGCGCTGAAAGAAGCCCAGAAAACCGGCAAGTTGTCGGCAGAAACTAAAGAAACCGTCGACAAAATGGCCTCAGAGTTTAACGCCCTGAAAGAGGCGGAAAAGACGCTCAAGGCCGCGCTCGGCGAACTGGAGCAGCAGGTCGCTCAGATGCCCCTGGCGAATGCAGCAAAAGTGGTCGAAACCGTCGGCCAGACCGTTATCAGCAGCGAAGCACTTAAAGCGTTCGCCGCCAGCGTTGAAGGTGGCAAGCGCGTGAGCGTGCCGGTTAATGCTGCACTGATCTCCACTGACGTGCCAACCGGTGTGGTAGAGCCGCAACGCCTGCCGGGTATCGACACCGCACCGAGACAGCGTCTGTTCATCCGTGACCTGATCGCCCCCGGCCGCACGGCGGCACCGGCTATCTTCTGGGTGCAGCAGACGGGCTTCACCAATGCGGCAAAAGTGGTCCCGGAAGGTACCGCCAAACCGTACAGCGATATTCAGTTCGCCACCCAGATCACCCCGGTAACCACCATTGCGCACATGTTCAAAGCGTCCAAGCAGATCCTGGACGACTTCGCGCAGCTGCAGTCCACGATTGATGCGGAAATGCGATATGGCCTGAAGTATGTCGAAGAGCAGGAAATCCTGTTTGGCGACGGCACCGGCGCGCATCTGAAAGGCATCGTGCCGCAGGCGTCCGCCTTCAGCGCCGCGTTTGAAGTCGAGAAACAGAACGGAATTGACGTGCTGCGCCTGGCGATGCTTCAGGCACAGCTGGCGCGCTTCCCGGCGTCCGGCCATGTTCTGCACTTCATCGACTGGGCGAAGATTGAACTCACCAAAGACAGTCTGGGCCGCTACATCCTGGCGAACCCGGCTGCGCTGAGCGGGCCGACCCTATGGGGCCTGCCGGTGGTGGCGACCGAAACGGCAGCGTTCCAGGGTAAGTTCCTGACCGGCGCGTTCAACGCGGCTGCGCAGCTCTTCGACCGCGAAGATGCCAACGTGGTGATCTCCACCGAGAACGCGGATGACTTCGAGAAAAACATGATCTCAATTCGTTGTGAAGAACGCCTGGCGCTGGCGGTGAAACGCCCGGAGGCGTTCATCTACGGTGCGTTTACTGCGACGGCCGCCGGTGGCGGTGCGTAACCCTTATCAGCGGCTCCCGGGCCGCTTTTCTTTTCCCTGAAGGAGAACGTTATGAAGCTGATCGCTATCAAGCCCATCTATTTTGAAGGCAATGTACTGACCGAAGGCACTGAGTTCGAGACGCTTGAGCAGCACGGTCGCGAATTGCTTAAAAAAGGTTACGCCGCCGCACAGTCGAAGAAAAATACTGCGGAGCAGCCGGAGCAGCCGGAGCAGCCGGAGCAGCCGGAGCAGCCGGAGCAGCCGGAGCAGCCGGAGCAGCCGGAACAAGCAGAGCAGACAGCAGCAAAAAAGAAGCAGAAATAAGGGGCGCGCATGCTGACCAGAGAGAAGGTTAAGCATCACTGCCGAATTGATGCCGTCAGTAGCGCAGAAGAAGACTGGATTGAAACCAGTATAAAAGCCGCGGCGCGCTACGTTGAGAAGTCGACCCGCCGAAATCTTTACGATGACAATGGTGATCCGCTTTACCTGTCTGACCCTGACGCGCTGCTTTATGGCGAAGATATTGAAATGGCCATGCTAATGCTTATCGGGCATTGGTATGCAAATCGCGAGACGGTCAGTGTCGGCAGCACAACGTCCGCGCTGGATTTCTCCACCGAAGCGCTTCTTCAGCCGTATCGGATTTATGGCGTATAGGGGGCAGCATGGCATGTAATGGTTGCGCCGCCCGGCGAGAATGGCTGAAAAACTGGATGAAAATCGCCTATGAACGAGCAACAGGTAAACCAGCTGCTGACCGCAATGGCAGCCCAGACAGCAGCGATGAACCGACTGGCGGAGTCAAACGAGGCTCTGACGGCGGTGATCTACCAGTCAATGGTAGTGGAGGAGAGTGAAGCTGATCTTCCACAGCACACTTACCTTAGCAGCAAGCCCAGGGGGTGAGTATGCAGGCCGGAAAGCTCAACAAGCGCATCACGCTACAGAAGCCGGTTAAGACGCAGAGCCCGGGAACCGGTGCGGTCGTGAATGGCTGGGCTGATGTGACCGAACTATGGGCTAACGTTACAGACCTCTCCGCGCGCGATTTTGTGGCTGCGAAAGCAGGTCAGAACGAGGTAACGACGCGGATCACCATCCGCTGGCGTGATGACGTCACGGATAAGCACCGCATTCTTTACCGTGGACGCATTTATGACATTCAGGGCGTGCTGGAAGACGATAAAACCGGGCGAGAATATCTGACGCTGCCATGCTCCCGGGGGGTTAACGATGGCTGATGGCATTGATTTCAGCATAATCGGGATCGATTCGCTGCTGGGGAAGCTGGACAGTATAAATGATGACCTGCGGCGGCGCGGCGGGCGGGCGGCGCTCCGGCGCGCCGGCAACGTGATTGTCGATAAGGCAAAAGAGAACGCCAGCCGCATTGACGACCCTGAAACCGGGCGTAGCATCGCCGCGAACGTGGCGATGCGCTGGAACGGCAGGCTTTTCAAAACAACCGGCAATCTGGGCTTTCGCATTGGGGTGCTGCACGGCGCCGTACTGAAAAATCATCCTGACCTCAGCGAGAACGCGCCGACCCCACACTGGCGCCTGGTTGAGTTCGGTACCGAGAAAATGCGCGCTCAGCCTTTCATGCGCCCGGCGGCGAAAAGCAGCGTTGGCGAAGTGGTTAACGTGTTCGCCACCGAATACGAAAAGTCTATAGACCGGGCCATTAAGCGCGCGCAAAAGAAAGGAGTGCCACCATGATCGCGCCTATCTTTTCCGTCTGCGCTGCCAGCCCGACGGTAACGGCGTTACTGGGAACCGACCCGGTGCGCCTCTATCCCTTCGGCCGCCAGGATGATGCTGTTGTTTACCCCTACGTTGTCTGGCAGAACGTCAGCGGCTCGCCGGAGAATTACCTCAAGCAAAGGCCCGATGTCGACTCGTTCACCCTGCAGGTAGATGCCTACGCCGACACGGTGGATGAGGTGATCGCCGTGGCCGCCGCGCTGCGGGACGCCATTGAGCCGCATGCTTACATAACGCGCTTGGGAGGACAGGAAAAAGACCCTGAAACCAGGCGCTACCGCTACTCCTTCGATGTTGACTGGATAGTCAGGCGATAACCCACAAGCACCGGCTCTGAGCCGGTTTTTTTATATCCGGAGATTCCCATGTCTGTATTGACACAAGGCACTCAGCTCTTCGTGCTGGCTAAAGGCGCGGTGAGCGAAATTGAATGCATCACCAGTTTTACCCCGGGGAGTAACCCTGCCGACCAGATCGAGGATACCTGTCTTTCTGAAAAGTTTGACCGCACCTACAAACGCGGCTTACGCACGCCCGGCCAGGCAACGGCGACACTAAACGCTGACCCCAAAAACGCCAGTCACATCATGCTTTATAACCTGTCAATTTCTGACGATGAAGAAGATCAAGCGCTGACTTTCGCCATTGGTTGGTCTGACGGTGACTCAGTACCAACGGCGGCCGCCTCTGGTGCAACGGGAGGAGTAGACGGTCTGGCACTGCCGGATGACCGTACCTGGTTCGTATTTAAGGGGTACGTAGCCGATTTCCCTTTCGACTTCGCAGCTAATACCGTCGTTTCCACTTCAGCCTCCATCCAGCGTTCCGGCTCTGCCGTCTGGATCCCAAAAGCGCAGGCAGGCAGTTAATTTACGGGGCTGCGGCCCCGTAACATTTCACTAATATTGGGAACAGCTATGAAACTTACCCTCGACTCACTAAAACAAGCTGGCGCGTTTACCGGGCGCCCGGTTGAAAAAGAAATAACCTGGAAACAGGGCGGCCAGGAGCTTACCGCAACAGTCTATATTCGGCCGATGGGCTATTACACTGCCATGACAGATGTAATGGCGGCGCAGGGGCATATTGACGGGGTTGCTGGCCGAATTGCCGCTTCCATCTGTGACGAAGAAGGAAAGCCGGTATTCACCCCCGCCGATATCACGGGTGAAGCAGATCCCGAGCGGGGCGCGCTGGACGGGCAGCTCACTATCGCGCTACTGCTGGCAATCCAGGAAGTTAACGACCTGGGAAAGACGAGCTTACCGGAGAAGACGAAATCTGGTGTGAACTCGTCCTCAACGGCATCGGTGGGAGGACAATCGCCGAAGCGCAAGAAGCTCTCAGCTTCCGCGAGTTTCAGCTCTGGGTCAAATACCGCAACCAGTACGGAAGCCTGAACCCGATGATGCGAACAGAGTGGGGTGCCGCGCTGGTGGCGTCGGTGCTGGCTAACGTAAATCGTGGCAAAGATGACCCAGCTTTCAGGCTATGTGATTTTGCTCCGCATATTCGTGAACAACCCATTTCCCTTGAGCAGGCTATGAATGCCTGGAATTGATAATTCAGGTTGATGTTTTGCCATTGTTCAATTCCCTGTTATTCTCTCAAAATCTGAATGAGGAGGTGAAATGGCACTCATTAAATGTAAAGAATGTGGCGCGGAAGTATCAAGCAAGGCTGATGTTTGTCCAAAGTGTGGTGCCCCTTTCAAATTAAGGGTGAAAGGTCCTTCAGGATGCATGATGATATTGTTAGTTATAATAGGGGTTTTATTTACTATATTTTTTATAGCAAAAATGAGCTGAATTAATTGTTATGTTGGTTTTTATTTGCATAAATTAGCAATTTACCATGTTATTTTAATATTACCCGCTTCGGCGGGTTTTTATTTTAGGATGTTATATGGCTGGCAAATCACTCGGCACATTGACAATCGACCTCATCGCCAAGGTTGGTGGTTTTGTCTCAGGTATGGACAAAGCCGAACGCGCTTCAACAAAATGGCGAAAACAGGTTGAGTCGGATGTTAAAGCCGCTGGTGCTGCCATTGCTGCTATGGGCGCAGCGGCGACCGGTGCTGCAGTTGCCGCTTCCTCTGCAGGCATTGCTTTGCTCAAATCCACATCTGAGCAAATTACAGAAATAGATCGTTGGGCAAAGTCTCTCCGCCTATCAACTCAGGAATTGATAGCCTGGCGGTTCGCCGCAGAAAAGGCCGGCGTTTCTGGAGATCAGATAGCAGATATTTTCAAAGATATCGGGGACAAAATTGGCGATGCTGTTCTGAATAAATCAGGTGAAGCAGTCGATGCTCTGAATGCATTAGGTCTTTCTGCGGAAAAACTCTCAAAAGTTACTCCTGATAAGCAGCTATTAGCTATTGGTGAAGCACTCGGGAAAATAAATACAAACGCTGAAAAGACTAATATTCTTGAAAGTCTAGGTAACGACTTATCGAAGTTATTACCTCTCTTTGATAATAACAACCAGAAATTAACGAAATTTATTCAGCTCGCTAAAGATTATGGGATTGCACCAGATTCGAAATCCATTGATGACTTACTGAAAGTAAGCCAAATATTTCAGGATATGGAGGCGCAGGCGAATGGCCTGAAGGTTGAGATTGCTTCAGGTCTGGCGAAGGTTGACCTATCGCCACTCCAGAATGGCCTTGATGATCTTAAAAAAACTTTTACCGATCCGGCAGTCTTGCAGGGGTTATCAGATCTGGTTGGTGGTGTTGCTTCTCTTGTGGGCTGGCTTGGCAAGGCAGCATCAGAACTTGGCAGGTTGGTAGAAAATTTCCAAGGGGGGCAGCAGCTTGCGACCAATGCATCCCGTGTTGAAATATCCCGGCGTATAAAGAACCTTGAGGCGGATCTGAACGATAAGGGTGTTCTTGCAGATATAAACCGGATCGGAATGGATACAGACTCTCGTCGCAAAGAGCTCGATGAATTACGTAAACGGCTCGGCGATATGAAGGATTTTCAGACCACCCTACCTGTCAACGCTGCTGGTGTGCTGGGCACAGCCAGTTCTGGCTTTAAACTTGGTTCAGGGGAAGTCAACGGCAAGCCTGTAACCGACAATTCTGGCAAGAAACTTGAAAATACCTTCAAGGCGACGGAGCAGAATTATCTTCGCCAAATAGCGCTGATTGATACTACCGGCAAAAAATCTTTTGAAGTGACCGAGCAGCAGAAACTTCAGTTTGATATTGCTGATGGAAAACTTTCAGGACTAAATGAGACGCAGCGACAGCGGCTCGAGCAGTTAGCTACCGAAGTTGACCGCCTAAATGCTGTCAAAAAGGCTAACGAGGAAAATCTAAAACTGGCTGAGTATGTCGCCAACCTTCAGCGCGAAAATGCAAACGCCTCAGCCTCTCTTAACGCTGATATTATCGGTGCTGGACAGGGTGACAAATTTCGTGAGCGGATGCGTGAACAGCTCGATATTGAGCGCGAGTTCAATGAAAAGCGCTCCGATTTACAGCAAAGATATCAGCGCGGAGACATTAAAAGCGAGGCGGATTATGACCGTTATAATGCTGAGCTTGATAAAGCACTGTCACAACGCCTCGGGGATTACCAAAATTATTATCAGCAAATTGACCAATTGAACGCCGACTGGATGAGCGGTGCGCGGGACGGGCTGGCTAATTGGGTTGATGATGCATCGAATTATTCGCAGCAGGCGGCCAGTGGTGTTCAGAATGCCCTGTCCGGCATCACAAATAACCTTGTCGATATGCTGAACGATAATAAAGCCAGTTGGAAAAACTGGGGTGTAAGCGTTCTGAAGACGATCGAAAAGGTTGCATTAAATATGGCGTTGGTAAACGGCGTCAGTGCTATCGGTTCGTTGTTCAGCTTCGGCGCGTCTACGGCAGTTGGTTCAACGCCTTCTGGTGCATATAACTCTGCGGCTGCGGGCATTCAGCTTAACGCCAAAGGCGGCGTTTATGAGTCTGCAGATCTGAGTAAATTCAGCAGCAGCATAGTTAGTAGCCCCACGATGTTTGCCTTTGCCAAAGGTGCTGGGCTGATGGGCGAGGCCGGACCGGAAGCCATTATGCCGCTGACCCGCGACGCCACCGGCAGGCTGGGGGTAAAAGCGCTGGGTAGCGGCACGCATGGCGGCGCGGGCGTCAGCGTCAGCATCGGGACAATTAATTTTACAGGCGACAAAGGTGGTGCGCAGGGCAACACTAACGCCGCCGGTGCGGTGGCTAACCAGCTCACCGGCGCCATTCTCGATACCATCAACTCGCAGCTGCGCAAGCCCGGCACCCCGTTATGGAACGCCACGCAGGGCAAGCGCTGATATGGTTTTTTAAATATCCGGTTTTTTTGAAGCAGATCATTCTCAGAAGAAAATCCTTTGAATTATCTCGCGCAACATAAAATTATAGGTTGCGTTAAAGATGCTTATGATTAAGATGTTTCTGATTGTTAATAAGGGAATATCATTGTGAAAAAGATTATTGCAGTAATCCTTGCGGTGTCATCTCTGGCTGGATGTGCGGTTAATAAAGAAATGGTTCCAATGGGTGGTAGTAAAGCTGACGGTACTGTCAGAATGGGATACACGGTCGGACAATTTGAACAGCCCGTAGTAAATCTCAATCAAGCTGCTGCCCTTGCTGCTCAAAAATGCAAAACGTGGGGCTATGACGGCGCTGAAGCATTTGGTGGGCAAACGAGACAGTGTGCTCAGACAGATGGTTTTGGTTCATGTGTTATGGCTAACGTATCCGTGGAATATCAGTGCACTGGCGGAAAAGCGTCGCAGAACTAACTGGAAGCAAATAAATTCAATCTAACCCGCTACGGCGGGTTTTTTTATGGGTGAAATATGGCAACCGAAACCTTTACGTGGTGCCCGCGCATTAATGCCGGCGGTGAGGTCACTCACCGCGTCCGCCGCGCGCAGTTCGGCGACGGGTACGCCCAGGCAGCGGGAGACGGCATCAACGCCCGCGGTCAGAAATGGGATCTGGAGTTCGTCGGGGATGAAAGCTACATCACCGCCATTATGGACTTCCTGGACAGACATGGCGGCAGCCGTTCATTCATCTGGCAGGCACCGCTGAAAGGCGCGGGGCTTTACCGCTGTGACGCCTACCGCCCGTCGGCGCCGGGCGGTGGAATTTTCTCTCTCACCGCAACCTTCACACAGGCATTCGCTCCGTAGGTACTTATGGCAATCAGTAATGACGTTCAGAAGCTTGAACCCGGCGACAGTGTCCGCCTGGTGACCGTCGACGGCTCGGCGTTCGGCGCGGGCGTGCTGCGCTTTCACGCCTGCACCATTCCCCACACGCCGGAAGAAATCGCGGCGAGCGGCGGCGACACCTCGAAGCTTGCCGCTAAATCCATCTGGTTTGATGACGAGGAATACGGTGCCTGGCCATTTGAAATTACCGGGCTGGCATCGTCGAGTGACGGCCAGAGTGCGGAGCCAGTGCTGCGCATCGCCAACCTTGATGGCGTGGTGACCGCGCTCTGTCTGCGCTTTGATGACATGGTGCAGGCGAAGGTCACGATTCTGGATACGTTCGGGCAGTATCTCGATGCGCGCACCTTTCCTGACGGCAACCCGTCCGCGGATCCGGGGCAGTATTTCCGCCAGGTATTTTACATCGACAGCAAGGCGGCAGAGGACAACGAGGTGGTGGAGTTTCGCCTCTCCAGCCCGATGGACCTGCAGGGGCTGCTGATCCCGACGCGCCAAATCACGGCGGTCTGCACCTGGGCCTGCCGCAACAAATACCGCAGCGGTGACGGCTGTACCTACAACGGCCCGCGCATGTTTGATCTGAAAGGTAACCCGGTGACCGACCCGGCACAGGATAAATGCTCAGGCCTGCTGACCGACTGTAAAAAACGCTTTGGCCCGGATGCCCAGCTCGATTTTGGCGGCTTTCCGGGGGCCAGCCTGATCCGGAGGTAACCATGCGCGATAAAACCATTGCCGATATCCTGGCCCATGCTGAGGCGGAATACCCGCGCGAGTGCTGCGGCGTGGTGGCGCAGAAAAGCCGTGTCGAGCGGTATTTCCCGTGCCGGAACATCACCGGCGCGCCGGAGGAGCAGTTTGAGCTGTCGCCGGAGGATTACGCGGCGGCGGAAGACTGGGGCGCCGTCACCGCCATTGTGCATTCCCACCCGGGCGACGGCGCCACCACCCAGCCGAGCGAGCTCGACCAGCTGCAGTGCGACGCCCACGGCATCCCCTGGGTAATCGTCTCGTGGCCGGAAGGCGACCTGCGCACCATTGCGCCCCGCGGCGAACGGCCGCTGGAAGGGCGCGCGTTTGAACTGGGTTATGCCGACTGCTGGTCGCTGGTGATGGACTGGCACCGGCAGCAGGG